GGTACAGTTGCATCCAATACTCTAACAGTTTCTTCCAGCCTCGCCGTGAATGGATATTTTGAATAATGGCATTGCTTCAGAACATCAGCACGGAATATGGAGTCTATGCTTCCTATTGGAAGATAACTGAGTTCAAGATTCACCTTGACGGTTCGTGTGATCTGACTCTTTCAGGATTCCATGACGAATATGCAAGGCTCTCCAACATGAAGCCGCTCAAGATGATGGAGTTCTCGGTTACTCCGCAGATAGTTCAGGAATATTTCCCACAGGGGATCGATTTGGAACTGATCTATGAGTACCTCAAGACTCTTGGTGAATTCACGAATTCCACAAGCGTCTGAAGCATCCGAATAACAATCCATACAACAATCCATCGATCCGCTTGAATCCATCGGGTTTGGGTGTACGATACCAATCACTCGCCTCTAAATACACGGCACATCTATTCAAGGAGTACATTTTCACATGAGTCTACCAACCCCATATCAGCATTTCATCTACCTTAGTCGTTATTCCAGATGGCTGGAAAAGGACAATCGTCGCGAGACATGGGAAGAGACTGTGGAGAGATATTTCAAGTTCTTCGAAGTGCATCTTTCGGAGAATCAGAAGTTCAACCTTGATCCTGCATTGCGTCAGGAACTCAAGGATGCCGTTCTGAACCTCGACATCATGCCATCCATGCGTTCGCTCATGACGGCAGGAGAAGCCCTCAAGCGTGACAATACGGCTGGCTACAACTGCTCCTATGTGGCAGTCAATCGTGTTCGTGCATTTGATGAGATCCTCTACATCCTCATGTGTGGTACGGGCGTAGGCTTTTCCGTGGAGAGACAATATGTTGAGAAACTTCCTACAATCGCTGAAGTCTTTACTGATTCGGATACGACGATTGTCGTGCAGGATTCTAAGGCAGGTTGGGCAAAGTCTTTCCGCGAACTCGTCTCTCTTCTTATTGGAGGTCAAGTACCAAAATGGGATGTGTCGAAGGTACGCCCTGCGGGAGCAAGACTTAAGACTTTTGGAGGTCGAGCAAGCGGACCAAAGCCACTGGACGATCTCTTTAGATTCACCTGTGACACCTTTAGACGAGCCGCTGGACGAAAACTCACATCCATCGAATGCCATGATATCGTCTGTAAGGTTGCGGAGATTGTCGTCGTCGGAGGAGTACGCCGTTCTGCTCTCATCTCGCTTTCGAACCTGACTGATGAGCGAATGAGGGATGCAAAGACGGGTGCATGGTGGAACGACAATCCACAACGCGCACTCGCGAACAACTCCGTTGCATACAAGGAGAAGCCCGAGATCGGAACATTCATGGACGAATGGGTCTCCCTCTACAAGTCGAAGAGCGGAGAGCGAGGCATCTTCAACCGTGCTGCTGCTCAGAAGACCGTGTCCAAGTTGGGTGATCGTCGCGATCCTTCTTATGAGTTCGGAACGAATCCTTGCAGCGAGATCATCCTGCGCGATTCCGAGTTCTGCAACCTCTCTGAGGTCATCGTCCGTCCCGAGGACACGGTGGAGACACTCAGCCGCAAGATCCGCCTTGCCACGATCCTTGGAACATGGCAAGCATCCCTGACGAACTTCCCGTACCTCTCCTCTGCATGGGAGAAGAACTGCAAGGAAGAGGCACTGCTTGGAGTCTCTCTCACGGGCATCCTCGACAATGTCATGATGCGTAGCACCACGGAACTCAAGGATGTCCTGACTTCGCTCAAGCAGGTTGCAATCGACACCAACAAGGAATGGGCATCGCACATCGGAATCAATCCCGCCGCTGCCATCACTTGCGTCAAGCCATCGGGAACGGTCTCTCAGTTGACCGATGCAGCATCGGGCATCCACCCACGCCACAGCGAGTACTACATCCGTACCGTCCGTGCCGACCGCAAGGATCCATTGTGCCAGATGATGATGGACATGGGATTCCCCGCAGAACCCTGCGTGATGAAGCCAGACCACACGATGGTCTTCTCGTTCCCGCAGAAGGCAGTCGGATCATTGACCCGCAATGACATCTCCGCGACCTCTCACCTTGAACTCTGGCTTGCATATCAGCGTTACTGGTGCGAACACAAGCCTTCGATCACGATCACGGTCAAGGATCATGAATGGATGGATGTCGGTGCATTCGTCTACAAGTACTTCGATGAGATCAGCGGCATCTCGTTCCTTCCGCACAGCGACCACTCGTACCGTCAGGCTCCGTATCAGGAATGCACGGCAGAGCAGTACGAGGAACTCCTTGCGAAGATGCCGAAGGATGTCGATTGGTCGAAGTTGAAGACCTATGAGAAGAGCGACTCGACCAAGAGTTCGCAGACGATGGCTTGCAGTGCCGATGGTTGTGAACTAGTCGATCTGACAAACTAAGTGGGGATTTGACACCCACATGTGCGAACCCCTCCGATCTTCACACGGAGGGGTTCTGCTTTTTATGTGGTGATTGTCTGCCTATACTTTACATGGAGTATGGGCAAGGAACTTATGTTCTCGACCACTATTCTTGCTCCCGATTCCTCGGGCGTGATGTCGCGGCTAAGTTCAAGATACTGATATGGTGACAATGTGGTTCCTGTTATCACTTCATTCGTATCTCCGGGAACACCGTCCTGCACGGAAAGAACCTGATAGATTCCATTGTTGCTGGGCGTAGCCGCACCACTGATCCTGATGTAGGATCCCGGAGTTATTCCGATATTGGTGGTTCCACCGAAAAACCTCACCGACGATGCTGCAAACACAGCCCCTAGGTAGTTCTTGCTTCCCGTCGATGCGGAATACTGAGGTCTTATCGTGAGCGATGATGTTGTTGCAAGTGTATAGGGAATTGTCGTGACGACATCCGCACCTGTCGTTGACAGATATCCAGGATCCGATCCTATTATGACCTGTGCATTTGTGGTTGTTCTGTTGAACAGCGATGTAGCGGTCAGATTGCTGAATATGGCATTGTTTCCTTCAACTCGCAGGAATTTCAACTGTTTGTTGCTGCATTGTACTGCCTGTCCTGGTGGAGGAGGGGAAGCGGTGGCGGCTTCCTGAACGGGTGTTGTTCTTTCATTGAATCTGCAAGTTCCGTTTGCAGACAGACCGCTAACTTTGTTCCAGTCAAAAGTTCCGAATGAGGTGATGTATGCAAGACCACCGATATTCGATGTCAATGACATTCCTGCGATCTGGCTCTGGGTTGCCTTTATGAATCCGTGGTGGAAACCCTTGCGGAATGAAAGAGTGGTGCTTCCGACAGTCTTTGGAACTGTGGTGATGTTCTCGCTGCTCTTGAACGAGACGAACGAGGATGTATTGTAGAAATTGACATCGAATGCGCCTACAGTCTGCGTAGGACTGATGACTGTGCTGAATTCATCGAAGGAACCTGTTGTGATGGATCGGTTGTTTCTTCCATGCATGATTAGGTTCATTGTGGTTGCACCGCTGGTGTTTCTAGCCAGACGCATGTAGGAATCTACCAGATCCCTGATGGATGTGCTTACTACCGCATTTGCACTTCCTGCGACGGTGAAGGTTGAATTCGCAATGCCCGTGATATATGCACCGCCACCGGACTTTCCCAAGTTCTCCGCATCGTTGTTTGAGCCGATGGTGTTGTCCTTGTTGTCTGGATCGGAGAATCCCTTGATGTTATCCATGATCGTTGGGATTATGGATATGCTTGCCAAATCGAATACCCCATCGGGATCTCCATGCAGGGAACTTCCTATTTGTGGATTTGGAGATATCCAGTTGGTATTTGCCGCGATATTCGTTGGAGCAAGTCGTATCGTTATGGGATGATTGTATGTGGGCATTTGGTTTTCCTATAGATTTATCATGCCGTACCCGCACCCGCGCCAGTTCCAGCATTTGGATCATCCCAGTTGCTGCTATTAGCCACCGTAAGGTTAAGGGTTGCGCTCACTATGTTCACGCCCGCAGATATGCCCGAAAGATCATATGAAAGCACAGCCCTTGTTGGAGTCCTTGGGGCTACGAGGATGGCAGGAATACCGCCAGTAGGCTGTTCATTTGCATCATTCCAGGGATTGATGAGACCCACTGGAATCTGAAGTGCGGTGAGAGGATCGACTGATGAAGGAACTGAATTTGGAATGGAATTCCATCGATCAACACCCGGAAATCCGGCTGGATCATTGTAGATGAATGTATCGAATGTGGGGAGAAGTATGACTTCCTTGTCCACGACAGTGGTTCCGGAACCCGTGGTTCTTCTCTTCTCGAATTCGCGCCAGTTCGTGAACTTTCTGGGCATTTATGTTCCTATGTAATAAACTATTGCACTGGTGGAGGCAGAAGCAGATACCCAGAAATGGTTGAGATTGTCCGATTCAAGGAATACTTGATCTCCGTTGTAGAGGGGATATCCTATTCCCGATGAATCCGTGCCAACAAAGATCGTAGTGCCTGTGTTGGATAGATCGCTCTTGAAATGCACTCCGCTCTTCAGGGTGGCATCTCCCAGCCTTGTTACTGCCGTACTTGTCGTGATCCTTCCGCAGGTCGCTCCAGTGGGCTGTGCCACCGAAACAACGCTGACTTTCATTGCATTCAAGGTGCTGTCAAAGGAACCGCTGACTGCATTCTTTACTGTGCCGATATCGGTTGCGATTCCATTCACGCTTGTTTGAATTGCGGCGGTATTGATATCATCAGTCTTGACTACATTGAAACTCTTTACACTATTGAAGAATATAGAATCGTTGAATCGCTTCATGACATCCCATGCGGAGCCAGTAACGCCAACCTGATCTCCAAATGTTCCGCCAAGTACACGGGTTGCTGCAAATACTGAATCCGTATTATAGTCTAGATTTCTGATGTCAAGATCGGTTGCAGTCACTCCGACTGCGACTGCTCCTGGACCAGTATATCCATAGATCGGAATCGTCTGAAATGAGCCAGAAGCCGAAGCAAGAGAAATACCACTTAATACAAATGCCGAACTTGCCACCGATGCAGTAACATTAATCGTACCAGATGCAAGATTGACATAAAGCGCACCAGTATCATCGACATGGAACGGAACTCTGGTAGTCCTGTCAGTTATCTTAGTAAGACCTATGTTCACCGAATCTACGGGATATGCTCCCGAGAGACCGACCACACGAACTGTGTCTTCAACTGTGGATAGTGCTGCACCAAGGGCAACTGAGTTGGTTGTTGGATTGCCACTTGTAGTTGCACGGAGCAATCTTGTCTGGAATCCCACATCTGTTCTTGACGCACTATAAGGGCTGTTTTCTCCATTCGATACCGCCACCGTATTGAATACGCTGACGCTATCCTTGGTATAGGTCAATCCACGAATATCGAAGGATGTTCCAGACACCGTAACGGGATATGCACCCGAAAAGCCTACGATGCGAACAAAGTCTGCTCCCGGAGCAAGTCCTGTGGTGGGATCTCCTGCGGTGAGTGCGCGAATGCCTAGATTGGCACCAGTGACTGCAACGGGATATCCACCCGAGAAACCGACGATACGGACGAAATCCGCACCTGGTGCCAGACCTATGGTCGGATCGCCCGCAGTCAATGCACGAATGCCGAAGTTGCTGGCAGTGACACCTACCGCAGTCAGACCCGCACCATAGACACCGACTGTTCCGACAACACCAACACTTGACGATACGCTTGATACAACTACAGTTGGTGTTCCAATTACGGATACAGGAAGACCACGGGAATCGGTGACTCGCACAAATTCGGATGTATTGCCGAATGCAACCTTGGTTACCTGAAAATGGGAACCTTCTAAAGTTGAGTAATCGGTGGCAATCACCGCGTTTGCGGATGCGCCTGTGACCAAAAAGTTGTTGTCCGTGTCATTTGCCATGTTGAGGGTATCCTTATGATTTCTTTCGCTCTTTGTATTTATACTCCTTGAAGTCCTCCTAGATAGGGGTATAGTCTTCACCATGATAAACCCAACGCAGATATCCACCCTCATAGAGCGCATGGTCGCGACCCGAAGCATCTCCTACATGGAGGCTGTTTTGGAGGTTTGCGAGGAGCATTCGGTGGATGCCACGATGGTCGCGAAGCACCTATCGAAGCCTATCATTGAGAACATTGAGAAGGAGGCAAGGGATGTGAATCTCTTGCCGAAAAAGAAATCTTTGCCCTTCTCTTGACTCAGACCCAATACGCCGTATACTCAGTCAGTCGTACATTCCGTACACATCGTTCATAAGGAGAACACAACATGTCGGATTTCGCAAGTTTCAAGAAGGGTTCGAAGAGCAGCATCGGCAAGATTGCCAAGGAACTGGAGAAGGTCACCAAGGGTGGGGGAGAGAACTCCTACAAGGATGACCGCTTCTGGAAGGCAGAGGTTGACAAGACGGGAAATGGCTATGCCGTGATCCGCTTCCTTCCCGCTCCCCCGAGCGAAGACCTTCCGTGGGTTCGCGTCTTCAGCCACGGATTCCAATCCAAGGGTGGTTGGTACATTGAGAACTGCCCCACGACCATCGGCGGCAAGTGTCCCGTCTGCGAGGCAAACAACGAACTCTGGAACAGCGGCAATGAGGATGACAAGAACATTGCCCGTGACCGCAAGCGCAAGTTGTCCTACATCAGCAACATCATGGTGATCGATGATCCCGTCAATCCCGCGAACAACGGGAAGGTCTTCCTCTTCCGCTACGGCAAGAAGATCTTCGACAAGATCAATGACAAGATGAATCCGCAGTATAAGGACGAGGATGCAGTCAATCCGTTCGACTTCTGGCAGGGTGCGAACTTCAAGTTGAAGATCCGCAATGTCGAGGGATACACGAACTACGACAAGTCCGAGTTCTCCGCTTCGGCTCCCCTGCTTGAGGGCAATGACAAGGAACTTGAGGCTCTGTGGCGCAAGGAATATCCGCTACAGGATTTCGTCAAGCCCGATCAGTTCAAGCCCCATGCTGAACTCAAGACGAAGTTCCAGTCGGTCATCAATGGCTCTGCCACGGCAAAGGCAGAGAACATGGATCTTTCGGAAGATGAGGAAGAGACAACTCAGGCGAAGTTCACGCCCAAGTTCCCTGCAAAGGAAGCAAAGGCACCTGGTCGGGAAGTGAAGGCAAAGACCGAGAGCAGCGATGATGACGATGCCCTCGACTACTTCAAGCGTCTTGCCAACGACGAGTGAAATATACATATTGGTGTTCGCCCCGGTCTTCTCACTGAGTCGGTCGTGGGTACGGTGCAAGCGTGATTACGCTATTCACTGCGCGTTGGGGAGGTAACTCACCTCGACAAGGAACTTCGCTACCGCACACGCCCCACGATGATGGGGCGTGTGTTTTTATTGTAAGAAATATGCCTATGTTTTTCTTACAGACTAAATACTGGCATGAGCAAGAAGAAGCATAACATCCACAACGAACACCATGAGTCGGACTATTCGTTCATGCGGAGATGTGCTGATAAGATGGACATACCTTGGCAAGCAATAGTTTCTAATCAGGTTTATGTTGACCTGATACGAGAAGCGAGGTATAGTGGTATGTCTGTCGGAGAGACTGCCGTGTATTTCAGGGAAGTGATCTCTGAAAAGAAAGATACTGTGAAGAAGACCAAGGCAAAGACACCTGGTCAGAGCATGGATATATCGAAGCGGAGCAAGGATTTTCCAACGCCTCCGTGTGATCTAGATTCGACTGCATGATGAAGAAATACAACTACATTCCCGTTGACCTCAATCTTCCTCCGCTTTCCGTCGTTGAGGGAGAAGAGGGAAGAACATATCTCACTCCTTCGGGAAAGAGGCTTCCATCCGTTACCACAGTCACAGGCTTCGAAGGCAAGGAAGGCTTCGACATCTGGCGCAGGAAGAATCCCCGTGAATCCATTCGCGTTCTTGATCGCGGCAACAAACTGCATTCGATGATGGAGCATCTTCTCAAGAATGAGGATGTAGAACTCACAGAGGACATGGAGATTAACTCGTTGTTCACGATGACAAAGAATCATGTCGAGCATTGCATCGACAATGTCTATGCCCTTGAGCAGCAGATGTGGAGTGAGACCATCGGTCTTGCGGGTCGTGCAGACTGCATCTGCGACTATAATGGAAAGTTGTCCATTGTGGACTTCAAGGGATCGAACAAGGAGAAGACTGAGAGTGGGATCAAGAACTACTTTCAGCAAGCAACAGCATATGCTCTGATGTATCGAGAGATCTCTGGCAAGAAGGTGGAGCAGATCGTCGTGCTTGCTGCTTGCGAGACAGGTGTTCTACAGGAGTTCATAAAGAAACCCATCGATTATGTCGATGGGCTTCTAAAGTCGA